AATGGAAACTCTGTGTGGTGTTGATGGAAAACGTTTTTTAGATAAAATAGTACCTTCTACATCTGCAGGATATCCTCTGACTGGTCCGAAGTCCGCATACATTACGTATTTGGATCCTGAGCATTACCCAGAATTTAATTGTCCTGCTGAATTGGACAAAAAGTTCTTGGTGCATGCTGAGGAAATGGAGCTTGCTTACTTGCGAGGAGAGAGAGCTTATCCTATTTTTAAAGCTTGTCTTAAGGACGAGCCTACAAAATTGAGTAAGGATAAAGTGCGTGTTTTTCAAGGCGCACCTTTAGCTTTTCAACTTCTCGTAAGGAAGTATTTTTTGCCAGTTTGCAGACATATTTCTATGCATCCTCTTTTATTTGAGTGTGCTGTTGGTGTCAATGCCCAAGGTCCTGAATGGGATCAATTGGTTAGATACATGAAGAAATATGGTGATAACATGCTTGCTGGCGATTACGGGAAATACGATACCCGTATGCCTGCGCAAATTAATTTGGCATCTTTTAAGGTGCTTATCTCGATTGCGCGGATGTCTTTAAATTACACTTCTGATGATTTAAAGATTATGGAGGGAATTGCCACTGATATTTGTTATCCAGTCACCGCTTATAACGGTGATTTGTTACAGTTTCTTGGTACGTCCCCTTCAGGGCATAATTTGACGGTTTATATCAATTCCATTGGTAATTCTTTGATGTTACGATGTGCTTTTTGTGGGATTTATCCCAAGCAAAATAAAGCATTTCGTGATGTTGCATCAATGATGACCTATGGAGATGATTGCAACGGCTCTGTTAATCCGAATTTCTCACAGTTTAATATTGTGAATGTTTCCGAATACTTTGCCGAATATGATATCGTCTTTACTATGCCAGACAAACAAGCCGAGCTTCAACCCTACCTTCACTTTACAGAAGTTGATTTTCTGAAGAGGAAGGCTGTGTGGAATGAAGATCTTGGCCTGTTTGTCGGACCTCTCGATGAGAATTCTATTTTCAAATCACTTCATACAGTTTTACAGTCTAAGGCTGTTTCCCTTCGTGAGCAAAGCGCCTGCAATATTGATGGTGCCTTGCGCGAATGGTTTGCCCATGGACGTGAAACGTATGAACTACGTAGACAGCAGTTGCGTAAAGTAGCTGAGGAGTCTGATTTGACTGGAGCTTGTCGAGAGTTGGACATTACTTATGATGAT